TCGCTGAGCGCAGGCGCCTACAAAGAGAGGAGCGTTTCTTGGTGAGGGCAAGTGAGTCGGGCGGTCGCTTGGCTGGTCTTTCAGTAGAGGATAAGGAGCGAGCAAGGGCTCTTGGGATTACCGCTGGGCAAAAGGGGCAAGAGAGGATTGATAGAGGGCTAGCGGCGGTGGAGCTTGCTCGGACCCGGCAAGGAATCAGTAACGTAACAAAAGAAATGGATGCATTTGGGCGAGCAACTTCGTCTACTATCGAACAAATAACTCCAGTCACGCTTGAAGGGGGAGACGGAGAAGGTAAGGGTGGAAAAAATAAGCTGAAAGATTACGACCGCGATTTAAAGAATTTTTACACAAACATAGCAAGAAGGGAATCCGAAGCGATTAAGCAGCGGATGGATATGACAGCCAGAGAGAAAGAAATTACTCTCGCGGTGATTGATTTCAATCTCAAAGAGACACTCGCAAAGGCGCAATATCAGCGAGACATTGCAAAGGTTAACGAACTGGTTGCTGCTGATAGGGCTCAATATTTGGCTGACAAAAAAGCAGATTTAGATGAAGAGCTTAAATTGGCCCAACAGGAGTTTGGCACAATCGTCATGTCTCCTTTCGCGAAACGTGCAGAGGACGAGGTGGAAGCTCAGAACAAGCTAAAGGCAAGCATTGCCGCGTTAAAGTCTGGCAGAGAGGAGTTGTCGGCGGTTGAAGAAGCAGAGCTTTTAATACAAAACGAATTGAAAGGAGTCACTAAAGAATATGCCGATAATTTGACTCCAGTCATTGAATATATAAAACAGCTCACGAAGGAAACACGCAATCTTACACAGGAACGAAACGCCCTTCGTGATCAACTTAAGGCTCAAGGACGGTTGCGGCTGGCTGGCATGTTTGATCCTGCGGCTGAATTGCGAGAGCGCATTCGACAGAGACTTGGAGAAGCCGCTACCCCAGAACGAGTAGAAGAGATTGCAAGGCTTGAGGAGTCTGCGGCGATGATGGAAGATCTTAAAGGTGCCGTACAAGGCGTAAGAGACGAATTTGCGGGATTGTTCAGCACGATGATTACCGGCTCTGGGTCAGCGCAAGAAGCTTTAGCTCAATCTTTTGCCAACATTGGCAAATCTTTTGCCGACATGGCTGGCAAGATGATTGCTCAATGGTTATTCATGAAGGCAATTGGTCTTATTGGCAACTTGTTTGGCGGAGGTACTTCAGCAACGGACCGCGAAGGGACTTCAGCAACGGACCCTGGTTTCGTTCAAAATCAAAATCAAATCAGTCAATACATGGAAATGGCAAATGGCGGCGTGTTGACTGGCGGCTTCCAAGCTTTTGCCAATGGTGGTATCGTCAATGGTCCCACGCTTGGCCTCGTGGGAGAGGGCCGTTACAATGAAGCCGTTGTGCCATTGCCTGATGGTAAATCAATCCCTGTTGAACTTGGTGGCGATGCAAAGAACATCGTCAGCAACATTACAGTAAACGTAAACAACGGTCAGGCTCGTTCTGAAGGCAATGGAGGGGCAAATGATTTAGGACGTAAACTTGAAGGGGCAGTAAAACAGGTTATCATTGAAGAACTGCGTCCTGGTGGCGTATTGGCAGGTAAGCGCTGATGACACAACCAACTTTTGCAATTCCATGTCAATATGGACTTACTGTAGAAAGAGGCACGAGGATTAAACGTGTCCAGTTTGGCGATGGATATGAACAGGTTAGTCCTGAAGAGTTAAATGATGACATTAGGTCTTATTCCATTGAAACTGTTCCAATTTCAGATCAATTAGCAAATTCACTTGATGATCAACTTGCATCCTTGAAGGGAGATTTTTTCTATAGCCAATTTTTCATGGACGATCAAAAGTATAAATACAGACTTGAGCCAAATAGATGGCAACGAAGGGCTATAGGGCCTGATAGTAATATTTTTTCTTTTGTTGTAAGGAGGATTTATGACCCTTCAGTCTGATGTACAAAAGGGCTGGCATGATGCCATCGTCGAGATGTTTGATCTTGACCTATCGCTAATTACTGGCGACTCTAATGATAAGTTTTATTTTACAAATCAATTAAAACCTGACGACTCAAAAATTCAATGGAAAGGCAATACTTACGAGCCTTTGCCTATTTTGGCTACTGGTTATGAGAAGAATACAACTGGTCAAATTGCTCAGCCGTCCTTAACGGTGGCCAACGTATTAGGTACGTTCGCTTCAATCATTGATCCGTTAGATGATCTTGTGGGGGCCAAAGTTACAAGGCGTCGCACGTTAGGTAAATATCTTGACGGAGAACCCGGTGCTGATTCCACGCAGGAATTTCCCATTGATATTTACTATATCGAACGCAAAACATCAGAGAATGCATTGAGCATTACATGGCAATTGGCGAGCATTTTTGATTTAGAAGGATTAAAGCTTCCTCGTCGTGTTATCACTCAAAATTATTGTCAATGGCGATATAGAAGCAGTGAATGCGGCTATACAGGAGCGCCTGTTTATGATGTAAATGATAATTTAATTTCCATATCGGGGCAATCGGCTGAAGCAATTACAGTTATCAATGCACATGGTTTAGTGTTGCAGCGGAGGGATGAGCTTAAAAATGCTATTGCAGAAAGAGACGCTGCAGCGGCCATAAAGCAAAGCAAATGCGGAGATACTGTAGACAGTTTCATGTTGAATCAAAGTCGATATAAGCGAGAGTCTAGTCCCAAATACTATGTTGAATTTGAATATAGAAGCAGATACGCTTCAGAGCCTTCCTCGGTTACAGCAATATGGAACAACTCTGTCGTTGGTCTTGGCATAGTTTACAGAGAAGGCACAATAGAAGAAACTGTTACTGGTCCAATTGGGGAATATATAAGGTATCACAGGATTGAAGAGTGGGTATTTAATGCCGCTGCATGCTCTGCTGCTACAAGTGATCTTGCCGCGAAGGAGGCAGTCGTATCAACAGCGCAAAGCAATTTAAGTGCTGCTGAAAGCGCCTTGAATGTGGCCGTGGGCAATCTTCCTGCCTCTGATCCTCTATGGAATAGTGATGTATGCGGTAAGCGCACTGAAAGTTGTAGCTTAAGATTTCCTGATAGCATTAATCCACCATCGCGTACATCTTTGCCATTCGGCGGATTTCCAGGAGCAATCAATCCACAATGACAAACTGGCAGTTATTAAAAAACGATTTAATTGCTTACACGCAAGAATGCGCCCCTGAAGAAGCTTGCGGTTTAATTGCTGCTGGTCAATTTTGGCCATGTAAAAACATACATTCCGATCCATTGTCCAGTTTTGCTATTGATGCAGCATCTTATGCGCGAGTTGACGAACTTAACACTGGAGTTGAGGCAGTGTTTCATTCGCATCCGAGAGCCGATAATAAATTCAGCATGAATGACATCAAAGCCTGTAAAGAACTTGGCGTGCCATGGGTTATGTATTGCGCTGCTTTTAATCAATGGCATTATATGGATCCAATAAATGCGCCTTATTTGCAAAGGCCATGGATTTACGGTATTTATGATTGCTATGGCTTAGTAAAAGATTACTATAAAAATGAGTTCGATATTGAATTAGATGACTATGAGCGGGGTTGTGAATTTGAATGGGAAAGTAGTGAATGGCGAATGTTTGAGAAGAATTTCAGCAGTCAAGGATTTGAAGAAATCAGTGGTAACTTAAACAAAGGAGACATACTGCTAATGCAATTGCAAAGTAATTTTCCAAACCATGTTGGAATTATCCATGATTCAAAGAGAGGCATTTTTTATCAGCATCTTTTTGATAGACTATCCGAAGCCAATATCTATGGTGGGTATTGGCAAAAACATACAAATAAGATTTTGCGCCATAGGAGCCTGATGTAATGCAGAAAATGCAAAGGGTTGAGGTCAAGTTATTGGGCAAGCTTGGCAGGAAATTTGGCCGTCATTACAGTTTCATGGCGCGTTCTCCTCGCGACGTGATTTCTGCATTGTCAAATCAAATTGAGGGATTCAGGGAATATTTGCGATGCGCCCATGAGCAAGGTATTGGTTTTCGCTTGGTGGATCAAGATCCCGATGGAATGGAATATGAGGGAGTGATGCTGCCTTGTCGGCGGCTAGTTATTGCGCCAATCGTTACAGGGTCTGGCGCTACTGGTAGGATCTTGATTGGAGTTGCACTTGTTGCATTAGCGTTTGTTTCGTTTGGTGGTAGTGTTGCCGCCGGAAGCCTGTTTGCTGGATATGCTGCTGGTTCTGGATTTGCTTTAGGAAGTGGCGTGTTGTTTTCTTTGGGATTGGGGCTTGTTTTGACAGGTGTATCGCAATTGCTTACACCGCAACCGCGTCTTCAAAATTCAAACTCCGAATCGGAGCGTCGAGATAGTTTTCTGTTTGATCGTGCTGCGGAATCAACGATTCAAGGCCAACCAGTTCCAGTTGTATACGGTAAATATTTAGCGGCTTCTCCATTGATCATTTCCTCTTCAATTACTACAAAACAAGTGCCAGTTTAACAATGGGAATACAAGA